ACCTCGGCCTTGATCACCGCCATATCCACTTGCGCCCCATACTTGGCTTGGATCTCAGCCGCCTGAAGCATCGCGTTGATAAACATCTGATCGCGCTTGAAATCGTTCTCGGCGATGGCCTTCTGTCGATCTAGTTCCTGCTTGGCGGCGTTGATGATGATGTCGGCCTTCACCTTCTCGGCCTCAACGTCGGCCAAGAGTTGCGCAGGATCAGGCTTGTTGGCGCCAGCCTGCATTTGCATCATGAAAGCCTGAACCTCCTGCGGGTTCACTTCCTTCCAGAACTGCGAGGCATCCTGGAAGCCCTGCAAGGTCGTCATCTGCGCCAGCGTGTTGCGGAACTGCGCGAGATCCACCAGCGGATTGTTCGGCCCATACTTTTCGATGGTTCCCTGCTGCATCTGAGCAATCTGACCAAGACCCATCAGGCGGGTTTCATCAGAGCCACGGCCCAGAGAGATATTGACCACCATATCCATCGTGGCGTCCCAGCCACGGGGGTCTACAGGCACAAACTTGTTGCGCAGGCGGATGATCTTCGCCTTGTCCTGGTGTTGGATGACCAGTTGCAGGAGACCCTGAAAGCAAAGTTTGATCCCATCGGCGAACAGCCGCGCAATCATCTCAATGCGGTCCTGAGATGCAGACAATTGCGCCTGAACCGCCGCCCGAGTGGTTGATTGCAGTACATCAGCATCCAGCCCCTGCGACGTGCGGGAGATACCGGTGCGCTGCGTCTTCACTTCATCAAGATAGGCCATCACGCCGAGCGCCTGCTGGCCCACAAAAGGCTCAACCAGAGGCGAGACCATGCCAGGGGCGCGAGCGCGGATGATGGCTCCCGTCTCCACGTTCATCACATCGTCGATGTTGACCTGATTTTCGACGATGACCATGCGTGGATGGATTGACTGCGCCAGGCTATCGAGCGTGTTGCGCATGATCGAGGATTTGATCAGTTGCAGGTCCATCGTCTGGTCAGCAATCGACTTGCCGAAGATGGTGTGAGGCGTTGGATCAGGCTCAAGCAGCGAGAACGGCGCATATTGCACCACCTCATCGTGCAAGATGTAAGATCCATTGCCAACCGAGCAGACCTTGTGCAGTTCTGCGATGCCGTCGCCGTCCTTGTCGATCCGCATATAGCTTTCGACATAGTAGACCTTGGTTGTAGCCTCGTCATTCTGCGCCGTGATGCCAAAAAACGACTGATCTGCGGGGTTTCTGACGATGACTTCGTTGTTCATCTCAAAACCGCCTGTTCCGGCGTTCTCTTCGATGATTGTGCGGTCGTAACCCATCTCGACAAGCTCAGAAATCGTCACAAGCTTGCGCCGAGCCACATAAATCGCGTCTGCAATGCAGGTGGCTTCGTTGTCGATCAGGAATTGCTCAGGCGGAACGCACTCAACCACATAGCGAGGCGTCTTTTTGGTCCGCTTGATGCGCATTGTGATGCGCTGCTCGCCTGTCAGCAGGTCCGTTTCCTCGGTATATTCCTCGACTGACACATCAGGATCTTGGGCGATGAAGTTTGCCTCTGCCTGCGTGATGCCGGAATAGGAATAATACTCCACAACCTCATCTGTGCGCACATACCAGGTCAAAACGCCTGTTTTGAGGATCAGAGCGTCCTTGATGGCGTCGTGGAGGATGCGAAAACCGGGGTTTTCCTGCATGAAGATGTAGTTGATTAGGTCTGTGGCCTGTTCAGCGCTCTCAACGTCTTCGGCAGACTTTGGGATGAACTCCAGAAGCTTGTCGCCACCAGTAAAAATGCGCAGCAATGACGGGAGCATTGACAAAACGGTGTCGCGCACCTCCGTCATTATGACTTGCGAACGGCCTTCCTCTTCATTTCCAAAGAGATCGCCCAGGTAGAACGACATTGCGCGTTCACGTTCTGGCGCAATGTAGCTGTCGATGTAGGTTGTGGCGTCTTCGATAGCCTGGGCAACCCGATAGCGGAACTCTTCGTCCGTCATCGGCACATCATAAGGCGTCAGAAACCCGGTTTCGCTGTTGTAAGCCGAGTCCTGAACGCCATCCGCGCTGATCGGGATCAGATCGGGGTTATATGCGCCAAATGACGTTGTAGGGTTCGCCATGATTTCGATCCTTTACTTCATTTCGCGCGTCTGATATGGCTATAGCGATAAGACACCACTGGACGCTTTCCATGACTCAATGCCCGCACTGTTTGAACGAGTTTACCCCAAAGCGCAAAGCAACAAAATACTGTAGTAGGCGATGCCAAGGTTTTGGTGTTGCCAAGCAGTATGGGAAAACGAGGGCCGCTAAACGAAAAAACGGCGAGGATGTGGCTTGCAAATTTTGCTCTTCCCTTTTCTATGTTCCAAAATACCGCAAAGATATTGCCAGCTATTGCACGCGTAGGTGCAAAGCCTTGGCAACTCCGCAGAATGCAGAAAAAGCACGGCAGAATAGTCCCGTCATGATGCGCGCAGGCTCGGGGCAGAAACGAGTTTACCGCACTATTATGGTGGACGGTAAACAAGTCAGAGAGCATCGGTTTATCATGCAAAACCATATTGGTCGTTTGCTTCTTCCACATGAGCATGTCCACCATATAAATGGTGATGGGCTGGATAACAGAATTGAAAATCTTCAACTGTTAACCAATTCAGAGCATCAGAAACTCGAACTCAGCGTTTTTTCTTTGAAACGCCAGCAGAGTTGAGCGCAATGGCGACCGCTTGCTGACGGCTTTTAGCCATCGGAGCCTTCTTCGGCCCCTTTGGGTTGACGCCAGCGTGAAGCGTTCCAGCCTTATATTCGCCCATCACTTTGGCGATCTTTGATGCGGATTTGCTGGGTTTTTTCATGACTTTCTCCCAATGATAATGGCTAGTCCAGGTTCATCCTCTTCAGACCCGTCTTCGTCCTCATACTCATCTGTATCTTCACCCTCGGCCCCGTCCTTGATCGGGCCTCCGACAATCCACGCAGCGCAGGTGCGCTTCGCAGCACACTTGAAATCAAAGATTTCACAGAAGCCAAGATCACCTGCGTCGATGACCTCCATTGCGTCGTCAGACATTCCATCGCCAATCCCCTCCTCGATGCAGTCGATGATGTGCTGCTTCTGGTTGAAAGCAGCACAGTTGCCGCAGAGCATTGTCTTTGCCTCATCTCCTGAGACCTTCCAACGCTGACCCATTCTGCGCCAATACTGGTCGTTGGGCTGGTTCGGGTCCATCGGACCATAGTCAGCCTTATCAATGGCTTTGCCCCTGTTCTTCATGTTCAGGGTGATGTCGCCGGTTGCCTGCGGGCAGGCATCGCCGCGCTCACTGTCTTCCATGTTGATGGGCTCTTCCGGTCCCATGCCCATGTTGTCTTCCATCATGCGCGGCATGAGCGTAATCCTTATTTAAAGCCAACCATGAGAGTGGCTGTTGATGTCGCCAGCACCTTTGAAGTGCGGATCGGGATGATCGTTCCAACAGGAACCGCGTTAAACGTCACCGTTGTGCCCTTCTCAGTCACAACCGCCACGTTTCCGGCGCCGCCAACATAGATCGAGCCAAAGCTGTTGTCCGCAGTGGCGGAAGTTGTGATCGCGACCGCATCATCAAACGTGCGACCGTTCATCAAAAAGGAAGCCATTTCATTCTCCTACTTCTTGCGGGACGCCCGCATATTGTCGATGAGGTTTGGATAGGGTCTACCAGCCGCCTTGGCTGCGGCCATTGCAGCCGCCTTCTTAGCTGGCGTCAGCTTCTTGTCTGACTTCGTGGGGTCTTTGGTTTTCCAGACAGGCTTCTTCATATTCAAGCCTTTCCTTTATTTCGCGCCGAGATAGCTTTTGCCTTGGCCTTGGCATCCGCCTTTGAACTCGCACCCCACGCTTGCAGCGATAAAAGTAAACGTGTTGGCTTTCCTTTTTCATCCCGTTCTGGCCCCGGCATGTTTCCCATACGAGCCAAGAATGAAGCACGACGAGGATTATCGCCAGCCTTAACCGGGGGTTTTAGGTTCATCCCCTCAGCTTTTGCAGATGCGCGGCCCTTGGCGTTCAACCCGCCCTTGGGGTTCTTGCCTTCGGCCCTCTGCCAAGCAGGCGTCTTCGCCATCACACGATCCCGCTAATTGAGCGCCGCAGCGGTTTGCCGGGACGCCATGCAAATGCTCGACCGCCTACACCAGCGGCAGTTCCGGCAAACGTCAAACACAGGCTATCCGCCAAGTCAGGCGAACGCATCCCGCGCTTTCTCATTCCGTCCTTGGACTCTACCACTAATTTGCCAGAACTGGAAAACGTGTAGCGTGGAGCGACCAATTCATGGCGCAGCGCCTCATCCCTTGGCAACTTCACCGCCCTGGTTCCAAGCCAATCCTTGACCGAGATCCACAGTTCGTCCCGCAGCCTGTTGGCATTCGGGTTCATGGCGGAGCTTTCCGACACGTTCACGTCCCTGACGTTGTAGCCCTGTTCTCTAAGTCTATCGGCAACGCCGGACCCGAGCCCGATGGTGTCCACGCAGATCTCGTCTGGCGCGTCCATCTTGGCTTCATTCACAATCGCGCCCACGGTCTGCATCAGATCAAGACCGCCCCAGGACTTTATCTCGACGACCACGTTGCCGCGCCGTTTGCAGAGCGCCGTCCGATCCGATCCAAACCTGGCAACGTCCACTCCATATATAATAGGCTCAGACATGGGCGCCGTAATATCGCGGTCGAAGGCCGCATCGACAAGCTCTGCCGGGATTAGGGTATCATCGTCTCCCAGGGCGAACTCGCCGAGAACGCGGATGCGAAAGGCGTTGGATGCCTCGCCATATGTTGCGGCAATTTGTCGCACGAAGTCTGTGGAAACCAGCGGGTTATCCAAGCAACTGACGTGCATCCGGTTCCAATCGGACGCCAGTTCATGGTGCGTCTTGTAGAAAAGGCCGGATGAACGGGTGGGGTTCGAGATCAGGATAGTTGTGGCGCTATGCCCCGACATCGAGCCTGCCGCCGCCTCGAAGACGCCTTCTGGAACCGCCGACGCCTCATCAACCACCAGAAGAACATGCTCCGAGTGAACACCGGCCAGCGCCTCCGGCCTTTCTGCGCTGCTGGTCCTGGCCGATATGAAGCTGCTTTCTGGCGCACCCTTTAGAACAATCTTGTCCGAAAAGACCTCGAAGCCCTCGCGAAGCACCGGCGGTAGCTTGTTGATCCATGACTTCAACTCGGCAAACAAGGCGTCGAACAACTGCGCCGCAGTCGGAGCCGTAACCACTCCCTTCTGCGGATACCGACATGTCATATGCCAGATCAGCGCCCATGAGCAGGCAGTTGACTTGCCAACGCCGTGACCGGCCCTGACGCTGATGCGGCGCTCGCCCCTTGCAATCTTGTTCAAGAAGTCTTTCTGCCAGGGCAGAGGATCAGCCTTCAGAACATTGATCACAAAACCAACGGGATCAGCCGCATAGGTGCGGATAAAGTCAATGTAGGCGTCAGCGTCGTTGATTGGCTTGTTCATTGCCGCTTCACCCATTTCCGGTCAACGCTGACCTTCGGCCAGACTTCGTTCAACTCGCCGCAATGCAAGCAATTGGCAACACCGCTTGTATATTCCCATTCTTCTTCAATAACCCACCCGCTGCGCCAATGCTTCTTGGCGTCATACCGGAAATCAAGGGAGCCGCCGCTGGTCTCGCAGCAGGCATCACATTTGAAACTAATGGGTTCGCGGTTCATTCTGATTTCTTTTTTTTTGGAAGATTGGGCGGACCAAGGCAACCCAGGTAGGGGGGGAGGGGGGGGCTACCCCTGCTTGCCTGTTAACTTGTTACAGGGGGATGTTGAGGGGTTTCAGGGGATGACGAAGTGGCTTCTGTGGCCGTTGTGAACTCTGTGGCTGAGTATGCCAAGGGAGCAGAGGGTGCTGCCGCAGCAGCCGCCCCCCCGCCATCCCGGCCCCCGGGGGGGTCCTGAGCCACCTCCACCCCACCACCCGGCAACGCCTGTAGCTCCAGTTCCCGCTGAGCAATGGCTGCCTGCCCCACCTTAGCCGCTTCAGAGAGCTGCCGCAGAGCATGAAGATGCAGGTGCTGATGGGTTACTTGGACCTCCTGCCGCTCCCCGAAGACGGTCGGCACGAGCTTCATCGCGAGCCACTGATATGCGTTTATTGCAACCCTCGCTGCATTTGGGTCCACTTTTCCGCCCAAAGTGGCCTTAGCTATGTCCCCAATGGTGTCCGCGTATACCAAGCTTCTGTTGGCACAGGCGCGAAGGTAAGCGTCTCGGAAGTCGTCGCTTGCTTGCATGAATCGATAAACCGTCGCGATGTCAGGCAACCTTGGATTATCCCGACACACGTTTGCCAGTGACATACCTGACGCCACTCCTACGATGATTTCATCCACCACTGCTGGCGTCATCTTTGACGGTCTACCGAGGACTTTCTGTTGTTTTATAGACACTTCCTCGGGAACCTTGACGCGAGTTGGCGGACGATTAGCCCGTCTCTCGATTCTGGCTCGCCTTGCAGCGATCTGCTCCTCCGTCATCACTCTTGCCATGCTGACCCTGCTTTTCTCCGGTTTCCCTGTTTATTGCAAAATGTGGCTATTTCGTCAAATTAGGTTTGCATCTTCAGAATGGTTTTCATGCACCATTTTGGGTCTTTGCCATCAAAATGGGATCGCATCATTCAGCAGCGTGTTCGTCGGGTTCTTGTTCTGAACGTATGCACCGGGGAACTGCCTCTTGATCTCTGCAATAGTCGCCATTGCGTCTGGTCTTTCGAATAGGCTGACGATCTCGTCGAAGCTGATGACAATATGATCTGGGTGTCGTTTGGCGATCTCTGGGATGTCATGTACCGACTTGGCGAAGGCATAGCGTTTCCTGCCGTCTGGAGAGCCGTGGAACCAGACATATGCATTATCCTCGGGTCTATGCCCTGCCGCCCTTGCAGCCCTGTCCAGCGCCTCCCAGCCTCGCGCCATAGCCATTGCCTTCTGGCCTGCCAGCTCGATGTCCACGGCCATGAT